GGACGCATGGGCTCTCGCCCAACAGCGTTCGTCCGTATCACTACGGTACGCGTTCCTCGCTTTCGCAAGGGATACGTACTTCATGTATAACACTGCAACAGCCAGTGCAAAGAAGCATAATGCCTCAATGGGAAAGCAAACTGCACTTCCCATCGGGGCAAACTTACTTAAATGCACCACACTACCATCAGGTAATCGCGTATACTGGCTCCGAGTAGCTTTTAAAGCTGCCAGGAGTTCAGTACCCGAGAATAGTTCTTCAACTAATCTCAGGGAAACGCGATCACTTGCATCCTTCATATCAAGCGTTACGTACTTCCCAGTACGTGATCCTTCCAAGGCAAGGGACCGATTGACGGACTGATCTGTGAAATTCACATGACCAGACGTCAAAGGGTGCCTTTCTACCCAAGGGCTAATAGCCCGAAGGAGGCCTTGTTGGAGCCACTGTAATTCAAGGGGCTCGCATGATATGAGACGAGGACCACGAGAGTCCTTCGGTACGAGAATCACTTTCGCGATTCCATACGGAAGAACCTCAAGTCCCTGTATCCAGTCTAGCTGATCAGCTACTTGGTTTAACCCAAGTACGAAGTATTCCGAAAAGGGAAAAACTTCTTCGGCCGGGGCATAGATTCGGGAAAAGTTTGACTTTTCTCCGGGTTCTTCTCCCGTCGATACTGATCCAGGGCCATGCTTGGGAACAATGTCCCTAGGCAAAAACCCAGCAAAAACACGACTAAGAAATAGCCGAGCTTTTGAAATGACTGGAGCAGCAGAACCAAAATCTTCGATTTCTCGAAGATCTGATTCTGTTCGGATGAAGGATTCAATGACCGATTGTTCGGTTCTTGCATCATATGGTAGACTTAGCTTGTACGCAAAGTACAAGAGCTGTCGCACGTGTTTCAATGCGGTTATGTCCGGATCACTCCGGACATATCCATCAGCCGTGAAGAGTCGCTCTATCAACCACCCTAGAAATAGGGGAATTGATGTTCCGGGTTTCTTTCGAAATCCCTGGACACGTAGAGGACTCTCGCTATGCAAAGCCAAATCAATGGCTTTGCCTAGGGCAGGCATACTCTTCGTTAAGAAGGATATGCCTTCAGCCGAGACACGACTGCGCAGAGTGCGCAGATCATGTCGAGACTCACGAGCTAATGAATAACATTGAGCTACGTCATGGTACAGCTGCACAGTCAGAGAGACATATGTCTCTAGGCTATTATGATCACCCATAAGGTTGACCTCCTAGCCCAGCTATGCAGCATCACCACAACGAATCGAAGGCTTACGAGCGGCCCTATAGGCTAGCTCTCTCCGTTAAGAATACGGAGAACCTTAGTCTCATCGAATGTCGAAG